TTGAGTGAGACTGAAGCACAAAAATTACGCACTTTGTTAAATCAAAGCGGCATGGAATTTACTTCTACACCGACCACAGGAACTCTTACTCAACTCCGTGAAGGTTTAAATCTTATGCAACGCTCTCGTAAATATTACGAAAGAGGAATGCGTAGATTTGGAGATCCAGTGGTAGAAAAGTTGTATAAAGAGACACAAGCTGGACGTATAGATATTGATGCAACCAAATTTATGGATGAGTTAATAGAAGCAAACTCACCAGAAAAGTTGCGGCGTTACTTCCGCGCTATTCGTGGCACTCCTTTAGTAGAGGGTCTAGAGGCTGGTGAGGCAACTCTAGCACGAGCCTC